AGCGCAATGATACTTGCCGCAGAAGCAGCCATCCCGGTAATAACTGCCAGTACATCCGCATCGGTATTTCTGATACTCTCGATGATGGATAGCATTCCGTAGTAATCTCCACCGTGCGAGTTGATGAGAATCTGCACAACATCATCTTCTGTCAGTCGCATCATTTCGTCAACTACAGCACGATAGTAGTTAGGAGGCATGATATTCTCATCTAGGTGAATCGTCAGTAGCTTTTTTTGAGTATAAGTAATGTTGTGAATATTTCCTACCTTACTGTGATATTGCTGTGCTGAATTATCCTCTTCTTCGTTATTTAGCACCACAGAATAGTTCTTTGCTGCAAATACTTTCATCGTGTCTTCCTTTCTGTGTAAATTGCCTTCCCTTCTTTTGCTAGTTCTGCTTCTTCTTCAAAAGCAACTACAAAAGAACGAGTAATACCTGACCTTACAATATCTTCCTTCCCAAACTTTACAAACGATATATCTTCGATGTTATATCTTTGTACCAGTTGTTTTAGATACGTAAGTCCGTTCATGCTGTTACGTACATCCGTTTGAAATCCAGAATCATCACCACAGAAGATCATCTGCGAGTTATCTCCTATACGAGTTACCAGCGCTTGCATTTCTGGAACAAAGAGATTCTGTGATTCATCAACAATGATGATGCTATCTGACCAAGACCTCCCTCTGATGGTTTCTAATGGACAAATCTCGATGGTTCCGTGCTTGATATGAATATCTGTAACTCCTTTACCGAGGTAATCCTCAAAGTAATCAATCAACTGCTGGTAATACGGTAGGAGCTTATCTAGAACTTCCCCCGGTAGATAACCTATGCTCCTACCTGCAAGTGGCTGATACGCTCTAATGAGCACAACCTTCTTTACGTCACCAAAATGCAGCTTCTTTGCTGCGTGCCAGCAGGAGATAAGAGTTTTACCTGTACCGCTACTTCCGTCTGCTACAACGATAGTGCTGTATTTCAGAGCTTCCAAGAAGTCTGATTGCTTTTGATTCATCGGTAGTAGCTGCGGAAAATGCTGACGTTGGAACTTCTCTTTCTTCAGTACATCAGCTTGTTGTTTTTGTGCTCTCTTCATGTTTTGTTATTGACCTTCTTTGTCGTTGCAAGCACCAAAGCAAGGTAAGTATCTAAGAATACCTCTAGGAAGCTCTAAAACGGCTTATAAGCGATTTTTAGAGGCTAGGTAATACCGACATAGCTACCTGCTAAGAAAATCGCTCTAAGAGGCTATTTTGAGCTTCCTAGGATTTCTTAGCGTTGATTACAGGTTACTCTAACCTAAGAATACCTCTAGGAAGCTCTAAAACGCTCTATAAGCGATTTTTAGACCCTAGGGGATACGAAGATACTTACCTGCTAAAAAAAATGCCTCTAAGGCCTATTTTAGCCTTCTAAGGCTTGTTTACGGGTTTTACCTTTGTTTTGTTCCTTAGCTTCCCCTGCTTCTTTCTTTACCAGACCAGCGTGAAAGTAGCTACCAAAGGAAGTAGGGTAATTCTCGTTTGTCTCTAAGTCTAGACGGTACCCTTGTTCAAAGGCTTCTTGCAGCTTTGTAGCAAACTCTGCTGCGCTGTATGCTTCAACCTTGATTGTTTGCATCTTTCTTTCTCCTTTCAGGTTATTACCTATACAAACAAGCAAACTAGCTTGCTAACCTAGATTATAGCACAGAATCCTATCGTAGCAATTTCTTTATTCTTTCTCCCTTCCTCTCTCTCTCTCTCTCCTTCCTTGCTCTCTATTCCTTCAGGGATGAGACACAACAACTCTTATGGACTTACCCATCAACTTCAGCAAGAAACCAGTAGGTAGGACTTCGGCATAAACCAGAAGGTTCAATCCTTTCGCTATCAACGTGCGTATCAACCTAGGATACCCGAAGTTAATGCAGCACACCATCAAGCCGAAAGGATAACCTTCTGGTATCCTAGCGTTAGGACACCAAAGATAAGCTAGTTTACTCTCCTATCTTGTTTGTCAACTCAATAACAGGTTAGTCTTTTGTGTTTTGATTCAATGAACCAACGATTAACCTGTTTACTACGAGCAAGCTAAGTCATCAGCAAAGCTGGTTAGGTCTGTTGCGTTTATCTGTAGGGTTTATCCTCATAGTAAGGATATTTGCAAGGCAATAAAAAAAAAACCTACAGGTATTTCTACCTGTAGGTGATTTACTGTTTACGAGTTTATTTATTTGTCTTGTGTTTATTGACTTATTGTTTTGTGTTTATTCTTATTCTTATTCTTTGTGTCTATCCTTCGGATATATCCTTCAGTTGATACCTTCGTTTTACCTTTATTATATACTATAAATATAATACCTATAGTATATACTCTAGTATTAGTTACCTAACTTACTTACTTACTTATCTAACGTGTATGTCTTACAGTATTATTCCAACGTAAGTATTCAATAGATATTTATAACCTACAAGTTTTCAATTTGCTTGTCAACAATCTATCTGTAGTTTTTATACTCTAGTTATAACCTTACAGGCTAACACTACAGTTTATAAACCACAGTATCCTGCCCATAAGGTTATTGCCTACAGCAGAATCATCTACAGGAAATATCCCATAAGAATCATAACCTTATGCTACAGGATATTTTTCCTAAGCAATAGTACGCCTTTTATAGAGGGGGATGTGCTGTCCCTTCTCCTATAAGGAGAACCTGTATTCGCTACTATTGCTTTGCTCGAATACAGCAGAGTCTAAGCTCTAAGGACACCCCTCTATAAAAGACGGCATCTACTTACAGGTAAAACTTTTTAGCAGTGCTACCTAGCACCGTTTTCCTGAAGTCCTCTGACCACGTTGCTCAAGCGGGTTTTCGGTGGGAAGCATTCAATCGTATAGTCCCTTGTGCTGAGAGTTATTCGCTATAGGAGATCGAGTTGTCTCTCGTTCCTATAGCAACACAAAGAATCTATACGACCCCTTTCCGTTGCCTCCATTGCCTGTGTTCTATCTGTCCTCTGATGCCCGGACGAAACGCCCAGACCGCTTGGCATATCTCTCTGGTAGCCAAACCGTAGGCTCGAAGGGTTTCTCAAGTAGAGAAGCTATAGCAATCACATCCTCGCTATAACTTGTGCAACCTCTACAGGCTTCGAGTAGAACTTAACAGACAATACGTTACGGCCCCTTATTCGTGAAGTGCGCACACGTCGGTTGCTTGGACATAGCATTTCCTCTATATCCTTGCACTAGGAGCGGAGACTTGGTGAACCGCATGTGTGATAGGGTCTCCACCCTATCCTACCTAGCCCGTTAGGGGATACCGAGATATTTCTCGGGAGCGTATAAATAGTATACGCAGGTGCAAGCTGTTTGTCAATACCCTACTAATAAAAAAAATCTAGGATAGAGTATTGTTTTCAAATAGCACCTACTAATAGTATAGCACGCGTCAACTATAAAATCAAGTTATTTTTTGCTTTTCTGTGCTCTTGACAATTCGTATATAATTGTATAAGAAATGCTAGTAGGCTGTGGCTACCATCCTACCAACCGAACCAAGAGAAAGCGAGGAAAAATTGTATATAAAATCTGAGAGGTATCCGATCTACTATGATCCCGTGCAAGGTATCTTTTACTACGAGGATAACAGACCGATCTTTCCAAACGAGGGGTTCTTGTCCTTCACTTACCTAGATAATTGGGGACAGAAGAAAAAGGTAAAGATTTCTGCTCTTCGGCTTGCTTGGGAGACAGCCAATAGCAAGAAGCTACCGAAAGATATGACACTTCTTGCAAAGGATTTTGATAACAATAACGTAAGGCTTGCTAACATCTTGTGCGTACCTAGGCAGGTAGCAAAGATCATCAAGGAGGCTTTGCGCAATCTGAACAAATATTTGAAGATTTGTCAGCATCCCAAAGATGCTTATTCGGTGATGGTTGTGTGGAGGAAGAACGGATTGCTTCGTAAGGAGATATTCGGAGATTCTGAATCTGCCAGAAGAAGGTACAAAAGTTTGCAGCTAAGATTCGCTAAATTGATTACCAAGTACTGCGTAAGTGAAGAAATTACTTGATTTTTTACATAAAAAGTGTTATAATCAATAACAAAACGATATTTTTTGCATAGTTTTTGTAGTTTTGTTCTATCGACGAGTAAAGGGTAAGGTCAGGATCGTAGATTGCTGAATGCTGCCTGAAAATAAGTCCTTAGAGCATTATCGTTGCTGGTAGTATCAGTATCTTTGCTCCTTTCTGTATTGGTGCTACGCTGCAAGCCGGAGACCGTAACCGGCATTTTTATACTAAGTTTTATAGGCTATTTCTTGAATAATAAAGGAGGCTACTTTGGCTATCTGTATTGTCTGTGGGGCGTATTTCAGGCCCTGTATCGCTAATGCTTACGATACGAAAACTTGCCCTGATTGTATTGGTGTTTTGGATTATAACGAAGACCCTGAATTGGAAGTAGAAAAGCAAATCCTAACCAATCCTAGTGGCAAAGTGCAACCCAAAATAGAGGATGACGATACGAACTATTTTGAAGCCAAAGACGATTGAAAGGCGTATGATGCAAACGACAAACAAAGAAGAGGATTACACACCCGTATTGGTAATCCCTGAAACAAACGATATTGAACCAAATCCTTTTGAGAAAGCCTTTCTCCCTGCTAGAAAGAGTCAAAAAGACCTACCTGATTTACACAAAGTAAAGCTAACCAACAGGAAATTACGTGAGCAAGCGCTACTCGATCTTGTAAGAAAGACAAGACCTCTGGTAGCCAAAAGTATTCGTGCTGCTGTAAAGATTCTGGATAACGAAGAGTCCAGCGATCAGAATAAGCTGAAAGCAGCAGCGCTAATCCTGAATATGCACCGCAGCTTGATTCTTGATCTATATGACAGACATTACGACGATGAAGAAAATCAAGAAATCCAGCCTAATGAACCTAAGACGGTGTTTAGCCTGAAAGTAATTGGTCAAGACGATGTAGAGGATGCAGACTAGACGATATTCCTAATACTAAAAAACGTCTGGAGCTTATATGATTGAGAAAGACGGGAAGATTTTGCTAGGGCCAGCAAGCAAAAAGCAAGAGATGTTCCTGAATAGCGATGCAACGATTACTCTTGGTGGTGGTAGTGCTGGCGGTGGTAAAACCTATACTGCCTTGTTGATCGCTCTGAAGTTTATGCAACACCCGAAAGCCACGGGGGTTATTTTTCGTAGAACATCAAAGATGATTACCTCACCCGGTAGTATCTGGCACGAAGCTGTTTCGATGTATAGCAGCATTTATAAAACCGGGTTGAAGATCAGAAACCGCGAAAACGAGATTGTGTTTCCAAACGGAGCATTGCTGAAGTTTTCGCACATGCAGCACGTATCGAATATGTATGACCATAAGGGTGGTCAATACAGTCTTGTTATCTTCGATGAGGCAACGGACTTTACCGAAGATATGATTGTGTATCTGCTCTCGCGTATGCGAAATGCTTACGTGGACTATAAGCCGCAGATGTTCTTGATGACCAACCCCGACTACAATTCGTTTTTACGAACTTGGATTCAGGACTTTTACCTCGATCCAATGACCGGGATACCTCTAGAAGAAAAGTCCGATGTAAAACGCTATTTTGTGCGTCAAGGCAATAGCATGGTTTGGTATAACTCTCTGGAGGAAGCAGAGAGTATTCATGGTAAAGGTCCTTCTTCTGGGATTTCTTCTTTTACCTTTATTCCCTTTACCTGCCGAGATAACCCTCCTTTGCTGAAGGCACAACCAGACTATCTTTCTAGACTAATGTCTCTCCCTAGGGTTGAAATGGAGAGACTCTTGCTGGGGAGTTGGTTTGCTAGACCGGAGGCTTCTGGTTTATGGAAGAGAGAATGGGTTACGTTGGTAGATCACCCTAATGGTCGTGCAACTCGCAGAGTAAGAGCTTGGGACTTGGCTTTTAGTAAACCCTCTGAAGTGTATCCTGATCCCGACTGGACAAGAGGTGTCCTAATCAGCAAGGATAAGAGTAACGTATATACCGTAGAAGATGTAGTGAGTATTCGAGACAGAGTGCACGAGGTCGAACAACTGATCTTCAATACAGCGATTCGGGATGGTCAGGATGTTATCATCAGTATCCCGCAAGACCCTAACGCAGCGGCAGCAGCCTATGCGAAAGACCTGCAAAGAAGGTTGGGTGAGATGGGCTTTACTTGCAGGCTACAAAGACCTGTAAAATCGAAGATAACACGCTTTGCTCCCTTTGCGAGTATTACCCAAGCGGGGTTCGTCAACGTCGTAAAAGCAGATTGGAACAAGGATTTCTTTGACGAACTCGAAAGGTTTGATGGTTCTGGTAAACAGAAGGACGACCAAGTAGATGCTGTGTCTGATTGTATGATGATTTTGAACAGGGAAATGGCTTTGCCTAGCATCGTAGCTCCGACAGACTTGTCAACGAGTTCTTTGTTGACCTTTGATGCTGCGCTCGATCTACCTAGCTCTGGTCTGACTTTAGAAAGAACATTTACCTAAAAAAATAAATCCAAGAAAGGATTTTTCATGAGTAGAACGAATCTGAAAAGAATAGAGGAATCTGTAGAAAAAAGAAATTTTCGTATTCGGTTGGTTGGGATAGGGTATAGTGGGCTTTTTCTGTTTGATGGTGTTACGATGGATGAAATGCGCAAGGAATTGCGCTTTCCAAACAGCATCAAGACCTACAAGATGATGTCATATCATCCTGCTATCTCTGCTCCTTTTGCTTTGTATCGCAACCTAATCAGCAAGGCAACTTGGCGTATTGTCCCTCCAGAAAAGGCGACAGAAGAAGAGCTAGAGC